GTGAAGTATAGCGAGCTGTTAGAAGAAATTTTAGGTTTTGGCATTACCCAAAAACTACCGTTTAAAGGAAAGTTTTTCTATAAAAGCTGTTACCAACTAGGCCCGGATAACGTTGAATACGGCAAGGTTCATTACGGCGGTCAGCGAGAAACAATGCTGGTTGAATTGAATGGTACAGGTTGTCAGGCTGCTATACCCGGTTGGGAAAACCGATTGTACGAGTTTTTAAGTAAGTGCATACGTCCAAAAATTACCCGTGTTGATGTGGCCCATGATTTTTTTAACGGCGAATACACGCCCGATCAAGCATTACTTGATCATGATAACGGTCATTTTGATGTTCATAACATGAGGCCAAAAAGTGAATGCCGCGGTACTGCATGGCGCAATGATGATGGTAGCGGCAAAACCTTTTATGTAGGTAAACGCGGAAATTCTAAATTTACACGTGTCTATGAGAAAGGAAAACAATTTGGCGATGTCAACAGTCCATGGGTCAGGTTTGAAACTGAATTTCGGGCAGGCGATATAGAAATCCCCTTAGATGTTTTGCTTTATCCCGGTTCGTATCTTGGTGGTGCTTACCCGATATGTTCGGCGATATTCAAAACAGAAGCTAAGCGGATGGATGCCAAGACAGAAACAGTAAATTTATCTTTCGATCACAAACTGTTTCATGCGCGTAATCAGGTTGGAAAGATGGTTAATTTCCTCCGTGATATAGGCTGGGATGATACAAAAATTGTCGATGAACTTGTAAAAGGCATTGAAGGTTATCCCAAAGGTTTACAACCTGAACAATACGACTGTAGAGATCAGACACAAAAGATCCAGTATATACACGAAGAGCAAAAAGCAATTGATGATTTGAACATGCAAACATTACTTGATGATTTGCTTGATGAGAAAGAAACCGCATTCCCACAAGACAGGGAAAAACAACACATTCGAGAAATCGAACTCGAAGAGAAAATTATTTCAAATTTTTTAAACAAGTAAAGGAAATTCAAAATGTTTGAGCAAAGCCAAGTAACCACGTATTCAGCAACCCTGTTGGGAGCAAAACAATTCAAAGGCGAAATTGACGGTAACAAAATCGATTCTTCCACTGTTTTGGTAGCCAGCCCCATGCCGTCAAACGGAAATGCTGTGGGCTTTACCGCGGCAAGCATGAAATTTGGCGATAGCCATAATTTCGAAAAGCTGAAAAATCTCAAATTCCCATGCGCGGTTGATGTAACCGTAGCAATGGAATCAACAGGTAAAGGCCTTGTTCCTAAATTGCTTGATTTCCAAGTTAAAGGCGCAACGCCCAAAGCCTAAGAAAGGCTGAATCATGAGTAAGTATCAGCAAAAATTTATTGTTCAAGAACTCGAAAATCATGAATTCATCTATCCCGATCCATTCGGCGATATTGGCTTTACGCCAAACATTAAATCTGCCGGTCAATATGAAAGTTATGAAGACGCTTTCAGTTCGGCGATTGAAGAAATTGGCGGAGAATTTTTAATTTTCAGTTTTTATACAAAAGAAGATTAAGTTTAAGAGGCTCGGCGGGCGGTCTCTAAAACCTTCACATAGCCCGCAAACACATTTTTTTAAACATTTCGTTAAGGAAAACATCATGAAATTGATGAACACTTGCCGTAAATACGGCGCAAAACTGGCCGTTGTTGCCGCTGCTCCTCTGGCTTTTGCTACACAAGCCTATGCCGCTTTGCCCGAAGGCGCAAAAACAGGTATTGAATCTGCCAAAGCTGACGGCCTTGAAGCAGGATGGCTGGTTGTCGGCGTTTTTGCAGCGCTGTTCGTAATTGCCATTGTGAAACGCTTGTTACGTTAATAGGTAATTAAGATGTACTACCAAGTCGGGAATAAATGTCTTGAGCAAAGCCAAGCTGAAAACGTCTATTTCAGCTTGGTAGTACCTCAAATAACCCAAGACGGAAAAATTATCAAACCTGAATACAACGGCACAGTATGGAAACTGAACGGACAGACGATTAAAGCCGATTTACCTAAATGCGATCCAAGTGACAATTTAAAAAGCGGTTTGGATACAGGATGGCTCTTATTCGGCGTGATGGCCTCTGTGTATTTTGTATCCATTTTAAAAAGGGTTCTCAAATGATGGATTACTATTTTTACTTGGGACTGGCAGTACCTGTTTTGATAGGGGCGATTTTATTCAAGGATTGATACCCTATTCGGGTAATGGCAAAATCTAACTTTCAGCAACCATTATGAAAGTTAGTATTATGTTTTACATTTCAGAAGAAGAATTGAGATTTAAAAAAGATACGAATCCCAATTATTTAAATGAAAAATTGTGTCATGTGTTTATAGCTGAAATGTTCAGACTTAAAGAAATTTATCCAATTTCTGATTTTAAGAACATGGTAAAAAGTGCATCTCAATATTTCTTAAATCGAACATATCTTGATGATATGTTAGTTTTTTTTGAAGATGGCTCGTTTTTAAAATTTCAGTTTTTAGAACATGGCTTTGAATGCAAAGAGTTCTATGATGGTCAAATTTCTACGGCTTATTATTATGGCCGTTATTCTATTAGGATTTAATTTTAAAGCTCATGCTGAATTAGTTGTTGAACCAAATGGTAGAGTACGTGTTTCGACTGGCGGTTTTAATCAAAATGGCGTTAGAACTTGGCGGTATTTAGATAATGGTCGTGGTGGTATGGGTGGGAATATGTTTTATCATGAAAATTCCAGTAAATCCCTAGCTGTCCGTGACGTATCAACTGGCTTTAGATCTGCCTCAACTGTCCCCGTAACGTTAGAAGCTAGAGTATCCCGAAAAGCCGTCCTATCAGGCGCATTTGGCCTGGTAAAAGCAGGCGCAAAACTTGGTCTAAAAGCTGTTCCTTATGTTGGTGCTGCTTCATATGCTTATGATGCCTATCAAGTTGTTAAATCTGATCTTGAATTTGAAGGCTACAAATGGAATGAAGCTAGCGAAGAATTCCTAAAAGAATGGCCTGCGAGAAATTGTATTTGGGTTAGAGATGAAAGCGACAGAGTGCAAGATGTTGCATGTTATGGCGTTGATAGTTCGGTTTTAAATGCTTACAGAAAAGGCGGTAAAAGCCAACGCGAAGCAGAAGAACTTATGAAAGGCCAAATGGAAAAACTGGCTGGCCCTTTTTGGGAAAAACGTAAAAAGGAACTTGATAAAGATTTAGGTTCTAAATTTTGGGAATATTACCATTTAGATGAATGTCTATTCGATTTAAATGGAGGTGGTTGTTCAGTTAAAAGAGGTAGTGACGGCAGAAGTTCAGTTTCTTTTCGTTTAAAAATGCGAGATACACAAGTCCTTGATCAAGAAACATTTCTAAAAATGTCAACCCATTCAATAGATAGCAACCCTACCCCCTTCGTCGAAGGCACAGGCAAACCAGAATATAACGAAAAAGTATCAGTCCCTGCCGGTACTGTTGTAACCATTGGCCCTGTTACCCCCGAAAATGGCAAGCCGGTGCAAATTACCATTACTTTCGGCCAAGATTCAAATGGCAACTCAACTGCAAAAGTTGAAACAACGCAGCGTCCTGATCTTGATCCGGGTAGTTCAGAAGCACCTAAATCCAAACCTGACGGTAACCCTGACGGTAACCCTGACGGTAACCCTGACGGTAACCCTGACGGAAAACCTGACGGTAATCCCGATGGAAAGCCTGATAAAAAACCTGATGATAATCCTGATTCCGATGATAAGCCTGATAAACGTCCAGATGATAAACCTGATCCGGATGATGATCCATCTGATAAAGATAAAGATAAAAGAAAAGAAGATAAAAAAGATGACAAGAAAGAAGAATCAAAAGGCTTACTTTGTGATTTTTTCCCAGACATTTTAGCCTGTGACAAAATGGGCAAACCAGAAGAAGGTATGTTTGATGACATTAATATTCCTCGGGTAACCGATGAAAACACATGGAACAGTGACAACTTCCTACCGCCAAATGGCGTTTGTCCTCAGCCAAAAAGTTTTAGTATTTGGGGAAAGCCGGTACAAATCAGCTATGAACCGCTCTGCGTTTTCATGGAAAAAGTCCGTTTTGCCGTTCTGCTCGGATTCATCATCATGTCAGCTTTTATTGTTTTTGGGTCTTTGAGGAAATAAGAGGTACTTATGCCATTACTTGCAGGTCTTATACCTTTATTGGCAATTTTGCTCAAAATGCTAATTGTCAGAATAATTATTGCTACTGGCATGACGTTTGTAACATATGCAGGCTATATTATTGCGCTAAATAAATTTAAAGATTACACCTTGAATGCCATAAATTCTATGCCGTCTGATATTCTAAATTTACTTTTAATAGGTGGTTTTGGACAAGGTCTCGGTTATTTATTCGGCGCATTCAGCTTTTATATTGGAATGAATACATTAAATAAATTAACTTTTATTATGCCAAGGTAGCTTTATGATTTATTTGTTTACAGGGAACATGGGTACTGGCAAAACATCACGAGTAGTATCCATGATTCTGAATAACGAAGACGGCTTATTCAAAATGAAGCTTGAAGACGGTACGGAAGTAGATCGTCCGCTTTACTTCTGCCATATCGACGGCTTGGATAAACGTAAATTTAACGCGCATGAACTTACTGAAGAAGAAATCATGTCTGCACCGTTGCGAGATATTATTCCGCAAGGCGCCGTCTTGATTGTAGATGAAGCGCACTATACCTATCCTGTTCGTGCTGCCGGTCGCCCCGTTCCTCCCTATATCCAAGAATTAACCGAACTTCGCCATTACGGCCATACAGTTATCTTGATGACCCAACACCCAAGTCAGCTTGACGTATTTGTACGTAATCTTGTTTCAAAACATACTCATCTTGAACGCAAAGCCGTGGGCATGAAGCAGTATTCTTGGTATAAATGTGTTACAAACCTTGATAATCCCGCCGGTGTCAGCGGTGTTGAATCAGCTAGTTGGAAGCCGCCTAAAGATGCTTTCAAGTATTACAAATCATCCAGCCAGCATCAGAAGTTTAAAAAGAATATTCCGCTTGCTGTTTGGGCTTTGGTAGCTATTTTTGCTTTTATGGCTTGGAAAGGTTTCAACGTCTATCAGATTTATAAACAGGGTAGCGGCCAATCTGAAGTGGTTCAATCTGTTTCTGATTCCTCTGCAAGTGAACCGCAGGCAATAAATGAAACTGATCAATCTAAAAGTACACAAGATATAAATTCAAATCTTAAGCCTGAAGATTTTGTACCTACCCTAGCCGAAAAACCTGAAAGTAAACCCATTTATGACAATGTAAGACAAGTTAAAACGTTTGAATACATCGCCGGTTGCGTTGAAGGTGGTAATAGTGGTTGTACTTGTTATAGCACCCAAGGCACGCCGCTAAAAGAAGTTTCTAAAACCATGTGCAAGGACTACGTGAAAAACGGCCTTCCGTTCAACCCATATAAGGATGAGCATCAAACAGCGCAACAGCCACAAACAGCATCGCAGACAGCCTACGCACCTGAAAATGGACAAGTTCTTACGATGGGCGGTAAAAGCCCTCAAAACCTGATGTATGACGGCTATGTTGAAGCAGGTGAAAAAACAGGATTTCAAAACGGTGCTAAGGTCGGCAGTTAAGAGATATTTATTTAATTGTTGATGTAGCCTAAGCGGAATCAACGGTTAAATAAATATCAATGGGGTGCGGGAACTCCCGCCTTTTTGAAATTGGGTAAATTAAATTGAAACCTGTAAATCGTTTTAATTAAGACGGTTTACAGGTTTTTGTTTAAGCGCAAAACAAAAGCCTGGGCGGTTTAGACAGTATAACGGCCAAAGTTAAAAACTGAAGAAAAGATATGTCGAACCGTCCAATTACCTTAAAGATTGAATATCATCATAGCCATTACAGGCTGAATAAATAAGGAAAATGAAATGAATGTAATAGGTTTAGACGTATCAAAAGACACCATGGACGCAACATTGATTACAACTAAAGGAAGCAAAGACTATATAAAAATATCCAATAGTACAGAAGGATTTGAGAATCTGATTAATTGGATAAAAACAAAACGAATTAGAAAAATTGCCATAAGTATGGAAGCAACAGGCATTTACTACGAACAGGCGGCAGAATATTTGAGCGCACTATACACCGTTTATGTTATTAATCCCTTGAAAATAAAAGAATACGCAAAAAGTCAGTTTAGCCATACCAAAACAGACAAATCAGATTCAAAACTTATCGCTGAATTTGCAAATCAACACTTAGACAAACTGACACCGTTTAGGCCGTCTGAAAATCCTACCCTCTACAAACTGATAAATCTGTTGCAACAACTTAAGGAGCAGCAAAAAGAAACACAAAACAGGTTGCATACCGCAAAAGACATATACATAAAATCAACCCATGAATCAATCATAGAACTACTTGAAGAAAAAATAGATCAGACATCAAAGCGGATAGAAGGCATGATAAAACAGAAAGAAAGTCTAAATATCGAATATCAAAACCTGCAAACCATACCGGCAATAGGAAAAGAAACCGCAGTGATCCTACTAAGACACCTGACAGATAAAAATTTTGAAACAGCGAATAAATTTGTAGCCTTTGCCGGTCTAAGTCCAAAAATTGAACAATCAGGGACAAGTGTCAATAAAAAAGGCCGATTGAGCCGATACGGACACCGCCAATTAAAACGCGCCTTGTTCATGCCTGCCCTTGTTGCCTACCGAATGAATGCATTTCCTCAACTTGTAAGCAATTTGGAAGCGGCAAAAAAGCCTAAGATGATAATCATCGTTGCACTAATGCGGAAATTGGCGAAAATCGCCTTTTATATACACAAGACTAAAAAGCCGTTTGATAAAGCGCGACATCAGACGGTTTAA